TTTCAGTTTCATGATAGGTAGTAGTTGCCTTGTTTCTTGCTCAGTTTGTTCAGACAAACATAGCGCACAGCGTCCACCGCGTGGTCGTACATGCTCACTGGTTGTCCTAACATGCGACCGTCTTTATCGGTCTTCCATTTGTAGTTCCTAAACTCTTTGTGGGTGTTGACGCTTTCTGCCTGCACAAACAACTTGCGCCTACGCATAATGTCGATTCCCTGCCTAATGCTGTCTGGCCCTTTCTTAGCAGGCTTGACATTGAACCCCTCTCTCCTTAACTCCTCGATGCTCTTTGGCTCTGCTGAGTCCGCGATAATTTCCATGTGCCTTGGAATCTCAAGGTCACGCATGTACACCGCAATGTCTTGGTTTGTTAGCCCTGTCTCGTAAAGCATCTCTTCTATGTAGATGTCCCCTGCGTTGTCGCCTAAGAGGTACACGGCCATAAGCGTTGTTGGGTCTGTAGCGTATCCCCAGTCCAGTCCGTAGGCAAGCAACTTTGCCTGCTCTGGTCTTTGCTTGTAGTTGTGTGTCACAAAAATGGTCTCTCTGCTAATCCCTTTGAGACCCAAACCAAACACCCTCCAGTAGTTTTCGTCTGTCTCCTTTAGCCTTTCAATCTCGGCTATTGTCTCCGCGTTTAGGAAAGGGTTGTCCTTGTATGTGCTGCGAAAGAAACTTGCATCGCTCCGTGGTATCAATTCGTCGTAGATAAAACTGTACTCCATCGACGGGTTAAAGTCACACACGAATTTGTGCGTTGTACGCATAAGCAACTGGTAAACCTCGTCACGGGTCAATTCATTAATTTCGTTGACGTAGCAAAGATTTCTCTTACGGCCTCTAATTCGGTCAGGGCTGTCTACCGAAATAAACTCAATCATGTTCCCGAACAGGTTGTAAGTCTGTTCCGTTTTGTTGTGGTGTTTTTCTGTGTACCATCCTTGCGTTGTAAGTATCTGGATGAAGTCACGGAGGACCGAACCACGAAGCGAAGGAAACGTCTTGCGCACAATGCTAATGACCCAACCGCTGTTAGGATTGCTCGCACACCACTCTGCGATGACCTGTAAGCAACTGAAAGTCTTTCCCGACCTACTACCCCCTTGGTGAATAGATAGTCGATTCTTGCACCCTTTAAGGTCGTAGTAAGTTTTTGGCTGCCTCAATCCTCCTTACCCAATTCTGTTTCTTTCTGGTCTGTGCGTTCCAGCACTTCGTCAAACCAACTTGGCTCTGTAGGCTGGATGTCCATGCTCACTGCCAACTCCTGTTGCTTAGGCATGAAGTAAGGAAACAGTCCAGACAAAGCCTTTAGGTACTTGTCCGCGCTCTCATGCCGCAAGCCATCCAAAGAGTCTTGTATGTGTCCTACCTCTCCCTCCATGATTTGGATAAACAGGGCGCGTGCCTCAGCCGTCACCTTGTCCCCTGCTCCCTTGGGTCTACCCTTAGGGTTTCCGCTTTGTCCTTTCTTAAATGGCATAATCCTCTAACCAAAATGAACAAAGTTCTTGCGCATCCCTTGACCTGCGTATGTAACATTCCTCCTCTACAATGTTTCCATATCGGTCGCCCTCGTACATCGTAGCACACCAAGGGTCGCGCTTATCTAATTGCTCTTCCTTGCTTACAACAAACAAGTAGTTACCAACTTGTGCTTCAAGTTGACTCTTAAATTCTCCGCGTTTCCATTTCATTGTTTATCGTTGTTGTTTACAATACGTCCAAGATACTCATTTGCTGACTTAGCACCACCTTCTTAGGCTTGGGATGGTTGGCATGTCCGTCTACCCTAATCCATTTGTTGTCCCTTCCCACCTTGAGCCAACGTAGGTATCTCTGTTGCTCTCTCTGCATAGACAAGAAACCTCTCTCGTTTGTCTCTGCGTGTAGGAACTCTCCGTTAGGCTTCTGTTTTACCAATCCCATGTCCATCAATCTTGACAGTGAACTGGTCAGTGTCTGGTGTGCTATGCCTGTCTGCTTGCGCAAGTCTTGAAGGCTTACCGACTTACCGCTTAGGGCAACGTAGGCTCTTTGTGTTTTGTTCTTTAGTTCTCCTGTGCGTACCTGCTCCAGAAATGCGTCGATGCTGTGCTTACTCATCTGGCAATTTTGTTTTGTAGTGGTTAATGATTTTCTCTGTCTCTACCTTGTAAAAGTCTTTGAACTCTCCGTCGCCTTGTGTCTGCCATACTCGGTACAACACATTGCGCAACCGTTGGCTTTGTGTCTTTCTGTCGTCGTACAGGTCCAACTCAATGTTGTCCAACTCTTCGACTTCATCCTTATTCATGGTCTCCTCTCCTCGGAAGTACATGATTCCAAACCTGTCCAACTGACTGTCTATCTGTGCCACGTCGTTGGTCGTCAACTCCTGTGTAACAAATCGCAGGCCCACGGTTCTATCCTTGCGCCTTTGGTAACCGTCCAACTGTGCTGCAAACATTAGTCGCATGCTGCCTCGTATGCTTTGCGCAGTTTGTTAATCTTCTGGACCAAGCACCCTCCGCACGACGTGAACTTTAGTTGCGTTTGATAAACTTGTGCGTACACCTTAATGAAGGCATGTTGGTCTGGGGCTGTCATCCTGCCGCGTTCGTCGGCTGGTTGAATAACTGTCTCCCACAAAGTCTTACTCTCCTCAGACATAGGTTGCGCATAAGGAAACAAGTTGTTCAAAGCCTCCTGTCGTTCGTTACACCCACAGTCGTCACCAGCAATAGCCTTAACCACCTTGTCTACACCCGTGGCCTTTGTCACCTTGGCTACAGTGTCACCCAAACCACGGCTCTTTTTCGTGGCCTTCTTTTTCGTAGGCTTCGCCTTTTTCTTTGAGGTGTCGCCTGACTTTCCTTTTGGCGCGGCTGATTCCTTTGTTGATTGTGTTTTTGTTGATTCCTGTTGCATCGCTTAAACTTTGTAATGTGTGTTCGTGAAGGTAGTAGATTTTGAAAAGTTCAGCCTCAAACCACGGGATGTCTTTGAGTACCAGTTGTATTGTGCCTAACTTTTCTTGCGTCCATTGGTCTGTGTTGTCGTCGTATGTCTCGTGTGTGTCTGGCAACTTGTGTTCTATCCCGTACCAATTCTTATCTATGTAGTCGTGGTGCTTTTTGTACTTGGTATAGAACGGTGTGGTTTTGCTGAATGCGTTTATCTTAATTGTCCTGACCAAGTAGTACCACAGTTCTCCCCTCTGGCAGATGTCATCAAATTTGTCGGGCTTGTCTCCTAAGACCATGATGCACAAGTCCTGCATTAAGTCGTCTCCTAATTCCGTGCCGACGTACATACGGCAGATGTCTTGCAGCCTGTCGTACTCCTTTTGAAAAAAGCGTTGGGTGCAGGTCACAACTCAGACAACAGTTTTTCGTAGTTCTTTCTCATGGCTACAATGTCCACTATGCTGTACTTGCTTGTCTGTTTGCTGAGGTTGTAGATTTTCTCTGCTGTCCCTTTGCCGTACTTGGCATCCAAAGCCAAGCCGTATTTGTAGTTCTGGTTGCTGTCGTACAAGTTACATCTTGGACATTGGGGCAATACATTGACCATGCCTTCGTCGGGCTGGTGTAGCCATCTTGTGCTGTAGCAGCCTCGACTCATAAAATGACCCGCGTGCATTTCCTTGGCTGGTTTTTGAACGCCACACGTTATGCAAGTGCAAAGGCCGTACTTGTCCTCATGGAATTTGCGGACGTACTTGCTAAACACTTTGTCCAGTTTCTTTATTTCTTTAGACCTGCTCACACTCTACAATATAATCAATCTGTCCCAAGTTTCCTCTTAACTCGCTGACCTAAACCGCTGTCTTTCGGCTTCTTAGGCTCTTTAACTTCCAAGGTGTCCACGACTTTTTTTACCGTGTCGATGTGTTTTGCATCCCAATGCAGTTTGTCGTGCTTGGAATTGTGGATGTGCCGTTCCAATATCGGTGCGCGTACTTCCCCCTCGTACTTGCGCAAGCATTCAAGGATGTCTGCCGTCTTCAGTCGTTCGTACAACTTGCCGAACTTGCCTTGAATAATCATGTCAAAGCACGCCCGTAACTCCTCAATCTTTAAGGCTGGGAAGTCTTCGACTATAGCGCGGCAACACATCTTCAACTCTTCGTCTGTGCTTAGTGTCTTGTTTGCGTCTACGATTTTACACAGCCTGCCTACCTCTGTCAATATCCAAAGGCGAATGCCTTTCTGGTGGGTAGCGTCAATATTCATGGCTGCACGAATGTTTGTACCGAGTACCCATGCGTCCGTAGGTGTCACCCCCATTATATCACCCATTATTAACGAAGTCGATTGCTCCGTTATGAGAGAAGTTGCCCGAGTCAAACCCCCGAGACTTTGTTTTCCATTTGTTTGCATTGCGTGTCCAGTTTCTTGCGGCTGCTTTCCAGTCCTTAATTTGTTTTCCCCTTCCTTGTGACCACCCATTAGCTTCGTAGTAGTCCACGAATTTATCGGCTTCGTCCATCGTGCTGCCTACCTCGTTGAAATAGATGTGAACATCATTTCTGTTAGTAGGTTTGGCTCTCTTGCTAATCTGTTCTCTCTTCTGTTTACTCTCTTGTTTACTATGTAGACTATTTGTCTTGCCTGCCTCGCCATTTTGTCTTGGCTGGATAGACAACTTGTCTACCCTGCTTCGACACCAGCGTTTCCTACCGTCCGTCTTTGTGTCAATAAGATTTGCCAACTCCAATTCTTTCAAGGCTCTGCTCGCAGTCCTTTGGCTAATCCCATAGTCTTCGCTAATCCTTTGGTTGCTCTTAAAGAAAGACGCATCACGACCTGTGAAGCTATGGATGTCAGCCCACAACAGTTTGGCCGTTGGCGATAGTTCCATTTGTAGAATTTCTACAGGCAACCACAATCCCTGAAACTGCCTTACCTCGGTATGTACTTTGTCGTCTTGCATCTATAATTTAACTCTTCTCCAAATTTACAAATCCAATGGCTGTACCTGTTGGCTTCATTTCTTTTGCCCCTCTGCGACAGGTAATTGTGGCGTATCAGAAACTCCTTTCTCATTTCCTTTATCTCCTCCGTGTCCATGTCTAACAAGTCTAATGTCATACTCTCGTTGGTTTATCATTTGTAAAAATGTCGAAGGAGCAACCTTGGTTTGTGTTACAACCTCTGGCATGTGGTATAGGAATTTGCGTGGGTCGTGGTTGTACCAGCGGTTCACCGTCTTACTTCCCAAATCCAATGCGCTGTCCATGTTGTCCTGACTGCCATAGTGCAGTTTGATAAAAGCCTCAAATGTCAAGTTCATCTATAATCATTTTCTCAGTTCCTAAAATATGAATGGTCCCCTCTGCTACTTTGTTGCAATAGGTTTCCCAGTCTTGCACGTTGGCCGCACCCTGTAACGCCTGTACAGCCAACTGCATTGCCCACCTTACATCGCTTGGTGAGACCTGAGTATCGCCAACGTAGGTCATTGCTACGTCTTTGATACAGGTCGAGGTAGTGTACCCCATTAGAAAGGGAGGTCGTCAGAGGTTGCTTCAGGCTGTTGCTTGCTGTCCTCGTAATATTTGTCGAGGTCTTTTGCCATCTGCTTAAACTGCAAGGCTGTTCCTGCAATCATGCGCAGGCTTACCTTGCTTGGGTCGCTTGACGTGTTTACAAAGAACGTCTGTGCTTCCCTAATCGCCCACTGGGTAATAATAGCATCCTGCCTGTTGTCTGACTGTGGTGCGCTCGGCTTGTTTGCATTCCATTTTTGGTTGTCTGAATCTGTGCCGTACTGATTGCTAGGCCTGTCTAATTTTAACTTGTTTCCCCACTTAGTTGCCTTCTGTTCTAGCACTACAACGCTGTCGCCTTCTTTCCATTTTGTTGTCGACCTAGCTAAAACCTCTCCAACCATTCCGTTTTCAAGGATAACATCAAACTTAAACATCTCCGCGCCCTGCATGTCAAAACTACCTTGTGGTGTCAGGTTCTGAATCTTTGTCTCTTCACTCATTTTTGCTCTGTTTTAATTGCTTGTAGCATCGTTTCGTAAAATTCTTTCTTGGCTTGGTACGCTGCCTCTGCTCGTTCCATCTGCACAATAGCCTTGACCTCTGCGTATGTGTAACTCCTAACGTCTCTGTCTAAGTAGTCCATTACTTTTTGATTTGGTATTTAGGGTAAGTGTTCGTTGGGTTGTCCAAAGGCGTTTCGCTTTTAAGGACAACATCGCCTACAATGTCTCTGCCTGTAAACAGAGAGGCAGTGAAGTTGTAAGGCAATCGCTGTAGCAAACCCTCCTCGTTTACGACAAGGCTGCTAATTGCTGGGGCTGGATGCTTTGTAGGTACATACTCGATGTAACCGCCTACTGCCTTTTGCAGTGTCTCCAACTCTCCGTCTGGCAACTGCTCGTATTCGCCCGTTGCCTTCAATAAATAAAAGTACATGTGTTTGATTTTGTGTTTCTAACTGTTCGCAAGATAGCACAAAGTATCAAATAAACAAACTAATGTTATTAACACTGCACTGTTAGACACAAAAAAGGGCAGCCTCGTTAGGCCACCCTTTTCCTAAGGTTAAAAAGAAAATCAAAGTCGCAGAGGTACTTGTGCGACCTATCAAATTTACTTCCTGCGTCTGTTCTTTCCAAATACTACGGCTTGCAAAATGCGCTTGAGGATATTAACGATATTGTCGTCTGCCTGTGTTTCAGTCAAGGCTGTAATTGACCCTGCTGCCACAAGGATAGCCAAGGCAATCTCACTCCAAAATTTAAGTAGGAACTCCATGATTTATGGTTTTAGTAAAAATTCATATTTGTCTCGCACGTCAAAACAGGGACATGCTTTTTTCTTTGTGTACTGATTGTGTCCTGAAATCTTCAGAGGACCAAATACCAGACGCAACGCTTTGACCAATCGAATAAACGATATGTCTTGCGCTGGTGTCATGGTGTCTTTGGGTTCGTTGGTCTTTGCATCTAAGCCACCGACATAGCACACACCTATAGAGTCATGGTTGTGTCCTCTTGTGTGCGCTCCCATCTTTTCTATTGGTCTGCCTTGGTGTACAGCACCGTCTAAATAGATGACATAGTGGTAACCAACATCCGAAAAATTACGCTCTTTGTGCCACATACGAATAGTGTTGACATCGTAGTGCGCACCCTGCACCGTTGCAGAACAGTGCAAAATAATTCTGTTAATGTCTCTCACAACAGTTTGTCTACTTGTCGCAACTCCCAATCGTAATCCCTTGGCTTCCACGTCAAAGGGTCTATGCGTCTGTCTGTCATGCGCCCACCAAAACTGACACGAGGTAGATTTGAGAGCCTACCCCCGTAAGTTCTTAGCTGCTGCACTACGTCTTCACCGCTGGCCCCAGCCTCCAACATGTCTATGTAGTCTTTGCGGTCAAACTCGTACACCCTGCGATAGACCACGACGTAGTATCTCTGAATCATTCTACACGGTTTTTAGCCAACAGAATTTTAATCTCATTAACCCCATCCATAAGTTCACGCAAGGCCGCGCTTACGTGGTCTTGGTTTTTTTCAAGGGCATCTATACGTGCGGTCATCTTAGTCATATCTGTGTTTAGTTTCACCCACGTCCCCAAAATTCCTGCTGCTGCACTTACTGCGACACTGATAATTTCGCCTGTCATTTGCGTGCGATAACGGCTTCAAGTTGTTCGATGCGAATAAGTAGCCTGTCAATCACAGCAATAAGATGCTCATGGTTTGGCAACTCTCGCACTTCGTCTTCCGTCAAAAAATCTTCAATAGGCATGTTAGAGTAGTTTGAATCGTGCAGAAAAAGAACATCCGTTAGGCGTAGCACTCGGTGTCCAGCCGACAGCAAATTCGCCCAAAGCAGGAAAGTCAAAGGTGCTGGTGTCGTAAACAAACCTCGTTGCTGCACCTGACGAAACAGAGGCTGTAACACTACCCAACAAAGCCCCTGCCCCCGACGTGGTGAAGTTGTAAATGTTTACTGTTTCATCCCGTGTCCCACCGCTTGTCACCCATAAAGTCACGTCAACCAATCGCATAGCAACAGGCAAGGGACAAAGGTTAGAATACGCGACGTAAGGTGACTCAGACAGCGTAGCACCAGAGGCAGGCCAGTAAGAAAAGATTGCATTGTTTTGAAAAAACGCGCCTTGCAACGTAAACCATTGCGTACTGCCCAAAGCGTTACCGAGGTCAGATACCGTAATTTTTTTACTTGTGCCTGCTGCACTGCCTGTAGTGTCAGAGACATCTACGATGTGCATTAGGTCATCACTCGCTGCTGCTGTGAGCGCGGTTTTGTCTGTTAGTTTTTGGAATGCCATCTACGCAAGTATTGTGTTAGTCTAACGGTATTTGCTGCCTTCTGTTGTTGACGCTTAACCCCTGTAATTGATGGCTTCGAGGAAGGCAATTTGTTGGTTGTCTGGGACTTTGCGCTCATAAACATTCATGTTTTGGAAATAGTTGCGTGTGCTGGGGTCAAGGTCGCTACCGCTATTCGTGTTGTACTCTGGGTAGTCGCTCACATTGTCGCACAAAAAGTCAATCAAACGCTGACGGTAAAACATAGCAATGTCTTGTGACCGTTCCAAAACCAACTTGAGGTCTTGGATAGATGCGCTTGCTCCCTGCTCGCTGTCAGGAACCGTTATGCTGTTGTTGCTAAACCTTAGACGAAGCACGTAGCAAACCTCTACAAATGCAAACTGTGTCAATGCAGGACAGATGTAATCGTCCAACAGTTTTTTGTACACGGCATTCCCCGCGTCGTCAATACCGATTGCAATTAGGGCTTTGATTTTGTCGTCCAACTTAGTACCCAATGCAGGCAGAATGTGTCTATCCTGTGCAATGGTAATCTGTGGATGCAAAATGTTTTCATCTACACTGGACCCCAGCGGGGTGTCTCTCTTGAGCCTTGCGGCACTGACGTATAAAGTTGCCATGTTATTGCTTATCAATCATTGCTACTGCTTCGTCACCCTTTTGGACTACATAGGGGTTGCTTCCTACGCTCCGCATGGTTGCGTCCCAGTCTTCGTAAAACTCAGGCAAGCGGTCTCTGACGGCTACCTCTCCCTCTGGTGCAAAAATGTAAATGTTTCTCTGCCATCCATGATAACAGTTCTTGCCCCCAGCAAATTCAAAGATGTCGTACCTATTCAAACCTGACTCCGCAAATTGTCCGTTCTCTCCTGCATCGCTCATGCTACCCTGTTGGCCCAAAGCAATGTCTTCGTAACGGTACTCCACACCACTGTCTGACAAATCCATCATTTCAATACAGAAGTCTCGGCTCTCTCCCTTTGGTGTGGACGTCGCTGCTTTGAAGTAGCTATACCTAACGGCAAACACATTGCCAGCAGGACTAATGACATCGCCCCATTCGCTTTGCAAATTAATGTTGCTGTAGTCTTCTAAGTTAAAATTGTACTTGTTGCTGTGCAAACGCCTGTCTTCGTTGGGGTCGTCTACTCGCTCTGTCTTGAGCAACACAAACTTATCCATAGGCACAGGAGCATTTTTGTCCGCAAGATGTGAAAGCCAAGAGTCACCATCTTCAAGGCTAATCTTGTAAGCACTTAGTTGCTGCTCTATTGCGTCTCCGTCCTCAGCAATTTCTGCTTGCTCCTCCTCTTCAATAACTTTCTCAATCGCGCTAATGCCTTCGGTAAACAACGCATCTGCGACACTTGGTGTAAACTGCAACATCTGCACAAGGAATACCTTGGCCTGCTCCTCTGTCAAAATACCCTCTTGCACCTTGACCAACACCTCTACCGCGCTTGCAATTTGCGCTCCGTTGTAAGAGGCATCCTTTGTCGCTTGGTCTACGCTGGCATCTACTTCCTCAGTAAACAGGAAGGACGCAGGTTGCAATTTGCTAAAGTACAAGTCGAGCGTAATATTCATGGCACTTAGCATAGGGCGTAGGCCACGAATCATAGTCTCTTGCATAGGGCGAATCACAGTATTGTGGAACAACTCGTAAGACTCCTTCATCTCGTCTGCGTTGTTGCCAAAGCCTCCACCTTCTGTCCTTAGTCCAAACAGCAATGGAGACGTAACGCGATGCGAAGTCAGCACGCGCGTTGTAATCTCACTGCTCATAAAGGCGTAAGTCTTTTGTGGGTCTGTAGGCGATAGGCTTTCAAACGTAGGTGCGTTTTCTGCACTGTCGTTAAAAGTCATGAGGAACTTGCCCGCGTTGGTGCTACCTCCAAACTTGTCGTAGATAAGTTGCTCCATCCGCCTGCGCTCCTCCTCTGTTGGCACTCCGTTGTTGAACGAAATAAGCATAGACGGAAACAAACCAGACTGCAAGTTGGCAGCATGGAACTCTGCAATACGCTTGTCACACTCTACCCACGAGACACCACCAATGTAGTCGGGCAGTCCGTAAAAAAATGAGGTAGGGTTGTACAGTTTGATTTGTACAATTTGACTTGCTGCTGTGCGGTCTTGTGTGCTGAAGGCTGGGATGGCTTGTGGCACATACTTAGTAGGCTGTGACCAATCCGCGCTGTGATAGTAGACCTCTACTTCGTCTTGGTCATTAGCCTTTCCCGCACGAATAGAGGCAGCAGGGATGTGGTGTACCTCTGCGATTGTCGTTCTGTCTTGACTCCAAATAGGATTAAGATAGCATTGCCCGTACAACTTCAAGTCGAGGGCCGCACGCTTCAAACATGTGCCGTCGCCAAACAAGACGTTTAGACGCAACCACTGGTCAATATGACTATCCTTGGTCGGGCTGTCAAAACCATGCCCGTAAATCATGTCCGCTACGCCTTTAACGATGGCATTGTGCATGCCGCTTCCAAGCATAAGAGACTCAAGGTAATATGGATAAAGGTTGTCCTCTCCCATAGTGACCCACTCGTTTGATGTACTCTCCTCAAATACTGGGATGCCAGTAGGGGAGTAATCGTAAACGCCAAACTCAAATTTTTTGCTCATCCTTGGTAAACTATGTCGGTGTCTACCGTCGTGTTTTCGAGGTAGTTCTGTTCAACAGGTGGGTTTGTTACTGGCCTAATGTAGCACAACAACGTGGTTTGCAACTTCGTCAAAATACTGATTTCCAAAAGATACATACCAATGTCTCGCCTTGACAAGTCTATAGCAAAGGACTTTACTGCACGTCCGTTATTTGGCTTTGACGAACCAATCGTGCCTGCATACTCTGTGCGCACACCAGTCATTTGATTGACAAAGCTATAGGTAATGCTGTCTGTTCCACTAACACCGTTTTCTCCTAAGTGTGCAGTGACATATTGCGACCCTGCCTTTTGCAACTGTATCATGTATCTATCAATATAAGGAAATGAAAAAGGGGACACACGGCCCCCTTTCTCTTCTGTCTAATCTTCAATCGTTATCCAATAGTAATGTTAGGGAACTCCTTGAAAGGGGCAGTAGTGCCTCCTGACCCGCTACCCACCATTGTGTAAAAGGCCACTGGTTCTTTACCGACCATTTCCACATTGAACCCATTTGCATCACCAAAGTTTTGACCTGTTGTCATCTGGCCTACTGTGACATCCATACCGTTTGAACCACCGAGCAAAAACAAATTGCCTTGGTTGTCTTCTACGATAATGTTTGGAGAACCGTAAGCCAGCATTTTAATCTGGTTGGCTTGCGTCTGTGTCAACTTATTGAAAGTCAGTGACAGGTTCTGCTCAAAGAAACGTGTGCCAGTAGAAGGGTCAGCGTTGACGTTGATGCTCAATCCTGCCGCTTCTCTGCGTGTCTCAAAGTAGTACGCTGTCATAGACCCTGTCTCCTCAATCACATGCTTGTAGTCATTTGTCCCAACAATTGTTGTAGACGCTGCCAAAATATCAGAGTAGTTAATAATGTAAACTCCTTTGATGCCTCCGACAGCATCTTTACAGTTGTCGCTTGCGCGTCCTGAAGTAATTGTGCAACTCATTAGGCATTGATATTGATGTAGTCAAACTCTGTGAACGGAGGCTGACCACTTGAGTCTGTACCATCAAGGGTAAAGAATGGTTCTATTTCCCGTCCTGTAAACGTCAAGGTCATGCCGTTCAAATCGCTAAATGCCTTGCCTGTCTCAAAGGTTCCCGCAGTAACGTCCATCCCGTTGGTGTGACCCAACATGATGAGGTTACCTTGGTTGTCCTCCACAATAATTTGTGGCCTCCCTGCCGCCAACTCAGACAAATTGTCTGCGTCAACTTGCGTCAGTTTGGTGAAAGTACAAGTAAACACTTGCTCAAAAAACGTAGTTCCCGTCGTTACATCCGACTGCGTGTCTACTGTTAGTGAAGCCATTTCACGCCTTACCGCAAACTTATATACTTCGTAGGTGTTAGCCCCACCGCCTATTGCACCAAGGTCAGTAATGACGTTGGCAGCCGTAGCCACGTAACCTGGAAATGCAGAAGTGTCCGAAAAGTTGTGAATGTAAATCCCTTTGATGCCGCCCGTAGCGTCCTTACAACTGACGCTTCTCCCGCTTGAAATATTACAAGACATGGTGTTCAGTTTTTAGGTTAATTACTGTGGAAGGATAGTGCTGAGCGTTCCGACAATTACGTCTTGCGCTACGCCTACCTGCATGCCAAGTCCAAACCGCATGGTTACACCCACGTTGTCTGAGCCGTCGTACTGGTAGAAAGGAATGTACTGTGTGCTGGTGTAGTCCGTGTTCAAGTTAGAACCGACCACAAGGTTTTCCCGTTGTGCTGCGATAACGCAGTCAGCAGGCATACCTGGGCAAGTCAAGACTGGAACTCCCAAGTAGTTCAAGTTGTCAATCGCTTGGTTAGTAGACTGACCATTGATACCCTGACCCAACGCATCGCCTGAGGACAGTGCAGACCCTCCTACTGTAGCAAGTGCCTGACGGTACAAAGCAGCAGTTTTGGGGTTGACGTACAAAGCAAAGTCAGGCTTAGAAAGCAAAGCAGAACGGTCAAGTGCAGCCTTGTCGTAGACCTTACCCATTTCTTGAATTACATTCAAAGAGGTAATTTCTGCAATCGGCGCTCCCACAGTGCCAGAGGAACCAACAGCCAAAGCACCAGCAGCCAAACCAAGACGGTCAAAAACCCCATCGTTAGAAAGGAAACCAGCTACGCCTGCGACGCTTGCGCTACCCTGCCACACCATGTTCTCGACACCTTCAGCAGTCTTACCTGCAACAGTAGCAATCACAAAGTTGCGGAACTCAGGAGAGGCCCAATCTTGTGCGTTACGCGCTCCTACCTGACCCATAAATGTGGGCAAGATTTTAGCACGGCACAAGCGTTCGTTGACTTTCAAATCGCTCAAAGTCAAGACGCTTTCATCCAAAGTCACGCTGTCGCCATCTTGAAAATCACAGGTAGCAACGCCTGCTCCACCTGCTTGGATAACGTCGTTAGCAACAGAAGTTACAGAAAGGACTGCCTTATTACGAATGCCGTCAATCTGACGCACATAGCCTTTGGCAAGGGTGTCAGCGGCTTTAACCGCTGGGGTCAAAAATGGTGTTGCCAACTCACCTGCGTAGGTGTTGTTGTCAATCACTGGGTTGTTGAATGCACGACGCTTTGCGGTGCGATTCAGTGAACGATACTTACTCATTTTGTAAACATGTTTTTCATCATTTCAAATGCACGCTCTTTTGGAGAACCGTTGAACGGTGCTACAGGCAGGGCGTTGTTAGCCTTTTCTTTAAGTGGGTTGTTTGACAACTTCCGTGCAGCAGGTGCGTTGTTGACGGCTGCCAACTCTTTGCGCATCTCTGCAATCTGACGACGCTGACGGGCGATAGTGTTGCGCTCGGCAGACAATCCCCGACGGCTGCGCGTAGGACGCTGACCACGGGTTGGACGTGCTGGGCGTTCGCTGCGTGTGCCGCGCTCTTCGCTCATCTCAGAACGACGTGAACGCACGCGGTCTTCGCGGCTGTAACGGTGCTTGCGCTTATGGCTCATGCGTGCGCGTCCTGACCTACGGCCACGGCTCATGCGCTTGCGTTGACGTGAAGCCTCGACTTCAACCACTTCCTCCGAGGGTGCTGCCTCGGCTGGTGCGGCTTCAATCAAATCCATTGCCATAGTATGTACGGCTTCGGCTTGCTCTGCACTAAGACCCATCGCGGTCAGTGCCTCAACCAACGCTGCGTGCTGGTCGGGTGCGGCTGCTGGTGCAGCCTCTTCAAACTTTTGTTTTTTGAACATGTGTGTTAATTAAGAACGATAAATGTTTTGTCACTGGAACTGTTTGCACTCTTAAAGGTGCTAATCTCAAAATTGCTTGTCTCTCCTGACAACAGTTTCACAAGCAGTTCAGCAGTGATAACTGACGTAAGTGAAAAGTTGTAGGTGTGTGTTTCTGTAGCCGTCAGGCTAACAGAGGCCAAAGTGCTTTGTTGGTATTTAGCGGTGTTTGTGCCGCCCGTGTTGACGTAAAGAGTAGTCAACTCATTGTGTGATGTCAGGTCCGCTGCGTCGATAACGACGGAAACTGTAACCGCCCCTCCCTGCCCTTCAATGGCAAAAAGCAATTTGTCTCCTGCGCTGTAATCGCGCAAGAGGTTATTGATTTTAATAGAAGTCAAAGTCATAGTACCGTCGACATCTGCAACGGTGTAAGTCAAGGTCTTGGCGTCGCCTCCGTTGTCTTGTGGTGTTCGTGCGGCATCGCCGCTGTCAGTCACTGTAAACGTAGCTGTCTTAATAACAGCCGCGTCCAATGTGCCTGTAACAGTTCCTGCGTTTGCCAGCACTTGGTCTTTAGCCAAGTAGCCTACAGACGCAATCGCAAAATTTAGATTGTACAAAGAGTCTGCACCACCAACCAACAACGCTGCGTCTGCTGCGCTCGCTGTACTTGTGTATCGTTGACGCAACTCTGTGCGTGACAGGCTATTCATCAAATTACCATTTGACGTGCCTGTATTCAAAGTAAAGAAGGCCGATGGCGCATCACAGGTAAACGTCAAAGTAGACGTCATGTTGTTCTGAATTACACCCCTTCGCGGCAATGTAATTTTAGGATGCGTCGAACCCGTGGGCGTACTTGTGATTGAATCAATAAGGGTGTAAATGCTCATGTCTTAAATGTTGCGATTGAAGAGCATGCCTGTGGCACGGTCATAACTGTAATCGTATTCCAAATCTTTCGCGAATTTTTTATAGTCGAAGTAATCTTTGACCTTATCGCCCAACGCGCTTTCCAAGTCTCCGACCACATCGTAAACGTACCACTCGCCTAATTCGCTGTCTCGCATATCGTACATCTCGTCGTACACGGCTTCAGCCTCTGCAAGTGTGTCGTAGCGGTCTTCCCAGTCGTCAAGAATAAGTGCGTTCAGGTCTCCGTTGGCTTTAAGAGCAAAACCAAATTGGTCAAAATCAAAGTAGTTGTCAGCCAAGTCTTTGGGAATGTCGTTGCCATAAACGTCATCAATTAAGTCGTAAGCGTAGTCCAGCATGCTATCCCATTGCCCTTGGTATGCCTCTTCAAGCCATGTCACAAATTCAGACATGTCGCCACTGTAGTAATTCATTCCAGCAGACCACAAGTCATGTGCGTCAATACCAGAAGATTTGGCGTAATCAAAAAAGTCGTTCCAAGCATCCCACTCTGCTTCGTCCTGCAAAAGTCCCCAAGCATATTTGTCGCTGACAAACGCACCGCCAAGCACATCGTAGTCAACAAACCCCATGCCTTCCAAGCGGCCTCGGAAGTCGTCGTTAAAGTCGTCCCATGACTTAAATGTCAATGGCTGTTCTACAATGTCGGTGTCACTGTTTGCAGTGTACACTCTAATGTAGACCTCAATGTCTTTCTTATTCATCTACTAATGTCTTAGTGGTCTGTAATGTCAATGAAAATATCGTCCCCGTCCAACATAACGTGTGGAACTAAATAACTAAATTCTCCAAGGTACTCTTCCACCACAACTGCCAACTCAGCCATGAAATCGTCAAGGCGTCGTGGTTGATAAGCCACTGGTTCGTTGTTGTGCAAAATTCCGTAATCTTCAATAACCACGGACGTGTACCTTCCGCGCGAATCATAATCGACCCTGCCGTCAATGTGGTACAAGTCCATGACGTCTTTCACTAACGACGTAATGTATTTGATTTGCGTGGTATTCATATCGTTGTGGTTTAGGTTATAGAGGATTGTACCCAACAAGGATTTGAAAGTCGTATTCACCCATCCTCATTTCCGTATCATAGATTTCTATGATTGAACCGACGTGTTCGTGAATCACATCTTTAATGTCCTCAGGGTCACCAGGTTCAATGCCTTCATTTGTAATGAAGCACTCTGCCATATTTGACCTTGGGTCAAGGTAAAAGTCAAACACATAAGGTCCTCCACTAAAAGTGAGGCTTAGGTCTTCACACGCTGCGGTCAAATCCTGTTCAATTTCTTTGCCTGTATAGTATGCCATATCGTTGTGGTTGTTATTAGTGTGGATTGAAGTGGCCTTCGAGAAGGTCGGCTAATTCATATCCCAAATCGCGGGTGTCATTAGAGTCATACATTTCTACCTCGGCCTTTACTTGGCCTGCATAGTATTCCGAAGGACTAACAGACCAATCCTTTATTACATCGGGATAATTGTCCTCAAATTGATAAAGTAGGTCTTCCACTTCACGAAGGTCGAGGTACGTCCAAATGCCCATATATTCTGCCATATCGTTGTGGTTTAGTATAGGTAGGTTGTTACGCTTGTGCCCATTACGTCTTCTAGGTCAAACACAAATTGCTCATAGTCCAATGTGCTTGGAAACTCTACGTCCATTTCGACGCCGCCTGCCTTTGAATAGATGTCAAGGATGGAATCTTCAGGCAAGTCCATCAATGTCAAAACAAGTGACGCGGCATTGATAACGTCCGCCTTGCTTGCGCGTTCTACAAATACGTTTGCTTCAATCATATCGTTGTGGTTACATGTAAAAATCGGTGTACTTCAAAATAAAATTCCATATCGTTGTGGTTTAGTAAATAGACGAGTCATAACGCAAGTATTCTTCATCCAACCACGCCAAGACTTCATCAATTAAATCTTGCTCAGGTGTGCCGTCCAAATAATTTGCCGCCTCAAATAAAATGTCTGTCGCTTTTTCATACCCGTCCAACCCGCGATTGTCTAAAATTTGGTACGCGGTAATAACGGCAAAGTAAGCGTCTCCGTTGGGCAATTCGTCTGCAATTGTTTGCAACCCATCAAATCCCTCCCGAGCCATAATGTCGTATGCTTGTCGTCCATTCATGTCGTTGTGGTTTAGCCGAAGGACACTACGTCGAGCAACTCGTAAAGCATATTGTCAAGCAATCCCTTTGACTCACCTCGAGCGGCATCAAAGTGGTCGTTGCGAATTTCTCGCAACACCTCTTGAAACTCACGCTCGTTATAGGTGTAGGCGATTGCATCCAAAATCATTTCGACCGCTGCATCAAATGCTCCGCTGGTAATAATGCCTATTCGGTCTGCAGTGTCCAAGTAGTGAATCACTACGTCTTCAAGTTTGTTGTAATTCATATCGTTGTGGTTAGCTGTATTGTTCTAATGTGCCAACGGCTGTCAGCAGCACGTCAATGTAAGTTTGTACTGCGCGGTCTGCGTAGTCGTAAGCCTTAGCCAAATGGTCTCGTGTCGCATCCACGTCTCCTTTCTCCGCTGCCCGTGCTGCATCCATCATGCAGTCGTACACTTGAGAATCCAGTTCTGGAAATACCTCAAGGGCTACATCTCCAATGGCGTAAGACAACGCCTCACCTGTTTCTCCCCATGTATCAAATGAGTCGTCTACAAGGTTTTGTGCGTCACGCTTTGCGCTTAGTGCTGTCTGTTTCATCTCAGACAATGTAACATTTTTCGCACCTTTTCCAAACTTTTTAGAATACCTTGTTTTCAACAAAGCCTTGTAGAAATCTACTTTCATGGCATCCAACTCAGTTACTGGGTCTTCTGCTGGCACTTCGCTGTCCTCTACCGCTTGGGCTTCGCCGTCGTATTCCAAAAGAACACCGTCGTACACCTCCAAGTCAATTCCCCCCTCAGTAGTATAGCTACCGTTTGACAGTTCAATAGGCTGACCATCTTCGTCTAACGTGTACACTGGTGCGCCTACCGTCAACTTCTCATGCTCCGTTACCACAGACTTGCCGTTGGTCAACGTAGCCTCTGCGTAGAAGTTCTTTTTGTTTAGGACTACAGCGTCAAAGATAGCCTCAAGCATGCCCTTTTTTTTTGGCTTCTTAGCGGCTTGCATCTTCTCTACCTTATCCAGAAAGTAGCCTTCAATGCTTAGTCCTTTTGCCTCTCCTGCTTTAATCTTCTCCCAAATTTCTGGGTTGTCTACCTTGGCCCGTACCATCCATGTGCCTTTAGGCAAGTCAGTAAAGCCATACAATTTGGCCTTGTCCACTGAGGGGTCTTGAATAATCCATGACTCCACTACGCTTACACCCTCGACAGGCTCGGCATGTTCAAAGGTGTGTGCGTTGGCTCTGTTGTTTTTTAGGAACAACTCGCTTGCCAACTTAACCGTGTCCTGAGAAAAATACACATCGTACTCTTCGTCAGCGGCTTCGTCGTACCTCACAATTTTTAGGTCTGGAATAAGGGCAGGTGCAATCAAAGTGCGCTGCTCTTCGTCCATCTGTGCAAGGTGAATCATTTTGTTCTGGTTGCCTTGCTTGTTAAAGGCTACCCAGTTGACCTGAATAGCAGGCTCACGAACCAACGAAATGGCCTCTACACCAAAGGCGTGACTGTCTTCGTCAATCAATAACTCGATAAGTTTGCGACTCATTCTACTGACAAATAAATATCGGTAAGGTTTACGTCTATAACTCTGTCTACTACTTCTGCATAGACTCCTTGTTCGTCGAGGGTGTCAATAATTATCGCTTCGGCCAAGTCTACATCGCGTGTAGGAACACCTACGACTAATTCATTGCTGTTGTGTACATAGTTAATGCGGGAAATTTTAATTCCCTCAGACTTCAAATCATCTGCTATATAGACGTTGTATAGATACTTGTACATACTCTTCAATATAAGGTGTTTACAACGAGGCTCTTTGTTCGATGCGTCCTAAGCGTTCCGTCTGCCCTTGCAATTCTGACTGAACCACAAACGCCTTAAAATTACGGTCCTCGTTTTCACTGGTAAATTCATTCTGGTTTTGCTGTGGAATCAAAGGTGTCACCTGTACTGGGCTGCTGGCAACACTTGTCGCTCCTGAAGCCTGTGCCTGATTCATCAAACCTTTGACTTGTGAAAAGGCTGCTACGATGCTACCCACAATGCCTGCGATATATCCTGCAATAACAAACGGTGCGGCTGGTCCTGCATCCTTACCCGCTTTTACCGCTGCTGCAATACCGTCTGCAATCGCGGTAGCCTGCGAAATAAGGACTTGAGTAATAGCCAAACGCTTTGCCCTCTCTGCTCCCTGCTCTTCAATACGCTGTATCTCTTTGTCTGTTGCGTCCCTTTCGCGTGCTGCGTTGACTTCTGCCTGTGTCGTCTCCTCCACCAAATCTTGGTACTGCCCAATTACGCTATTTAGGTTGTCAACCAAATTGATTTTGCTCTGCAAGACTCGTTCGTCTTCCTTAATCTGAGCGTCTGCACCCTCCTTGGCTATCGCTGCTTTGTCCGCTTCAAAAGCCCGCAAAGCTAATAGTTCAAGTTCTGCACCGTCTTTAGCTATCGCTGCTTTGTCCGCTTCAAAAGCCCGCAAAGCTAATAACTCAAGTTCTGCACCGTCTTTAGCTATTGTTGCTTTGTCTGCTTCAAAAGCCTGCAAAGCTAATAGTTCAAGTTCTTCGTTGCCTTTTGCATCCAACATGCGTTCCTCAAAAGCCTGTTGTGCATCTATCAAAGACACCTCTTCGTTGCCTTTAGCGACCAACATGCGTTCCTCAAAAGCCTGTTGTGCATTCATCAAAAACACCTCTTCGTTGCCTTTAGCGACCAACATGCGTTCCTCAAAAGCCTGTTGTGCATCTATCAAAGACACCTCCGCGTCAGTCATAAACATCTTGCGCAACTCCTCCTGCAAACGTGTCTGCTGTTCCAGTTGTTTGTTAGGTATGGCCGCAAGGTCGTCCTGCCTTGCCTTCTCCAAAGCAACCGTATCTACCCCGTACTCCTCGGCCAACTTAATAAGTTCGTCGTATTGCTTATTGACTTGCTTGCGCTGTCGTTGGTCTTGTGACAGTGTTGCAGACTCGATGCGCTCTAAAGCGTCTTTCTCTTTTTCTGCTCGTGTCTCGTTATAGCCGTCTTGCAATTCCGTCAACTGCTCGTTGTGCTTTGCCTGTAGACGCTCTAACCCTTCGTTGCTCAATTCAGCAGACTTTGCCCTGTCCATTTCTGCCTTTTGCTGACGCTTCAGGCGCATGGTCTCCAACTCCTCACCCTCTTTACCTAACTCCTGTTCAAAGATTTTCAGGTCGTCTAAGAACTGTAGCCTTTGTTTCTCTCTCTTCTCAGCATCGGCAATAGCCCTTTTACTGGCTTGCTCTGCTGCTCTCTCGGCTTCTGCACGCTCCTTTGTGCGCTCTGCGCTTTCCCCTACAAGAGCATTGTACGCTGCCTGTGCTGCTGCCAACTCAGCGGTTGCCTCTTTGTTTGCTGCATCCGCTTCTGCCTGTTCTGCATTTACGCGCACCTGCGTTTCCTGCAACGATTCCCAAAAGGTTTTCTGCTCTAAGAGACCTGATTGGGTTTGGTCCTGTGCGGCCAAATCTTTTTCTTGAAATTCTGCCAGCGTTTGTTGTTGCTTTATACGCGCACGCTCTAAGTCTTCTTTGACCTTTAGTGCTGCATTTGCCTGTTCAATTTGCGTTGCTGCGTCTGCTTCAAGGTCAATAATATTGTTGAACTCTTTGTTCAAAGCAGCCAAAGCCTCTGCCCTTTGCGCTTCTGTTGCGGCTTCGTTTTCTAAAACTGCAATGTACCCCGACGTACTTGTCGTCAACTGCTGAACCGCTTTATCTTGTTCTGCTGTCAACTTCGCATTTTTCTCTGCTTCCGCATCTACAAACCCCAGTGCTTCGGCTACTGCATCCCAGTTTTCAACTAAGGCTTCAAGAGCAAGAATAATAAGACCAATACCAATGCTGGCCCATGCTGCTTTAAGAGCCTTAAAACTGCGTGAAACTCGTTTAACACCACGCTCTGTAGACTTAAAAGAGCGCAGCAGTCCTTGAATGTTACGAGGTAACAGCCCCGAGAACAAGTCTGCCACCCCTCCCCAATCTTTGTTTGCGTCTTTTGCGCTCCTGCTTGCGGTCTTGCCGACTTCGTTTAAGTCTTCTGCAAAGTCCTCCAACTGCCTTGCAGCGTCTTCTGTCTTGACCGTTAGGTTAACTGTAATATCACTTGCCATTATTCACGAGCATTTTAACCTTGTCCCACAAGGAAGTTTGCATGTCAAAATACCCATACCAGCGGCTGTACAAAGGGCTACCCTTGTGCCTATAGTGCTTGCTAATTTCAATCATGGCAGGAATACCCCGCCCTACATCGTTCATGTACTCTCTCATGTAATTACGTTGTTGAACTGCACTACGTCAGTATTCATAAAAATTTGGGTGTTGCCGTCTTGGAACTGCATAATAGGTCGCTCCACATCCCCAGTCACTTCTCTAATGTCCTGAGCGCGTGCGACTACATTAACCGTCCAATCTAAGTCCAGCAAATTGTGTCCTGTACACTCCACAAAAAACTTTGGAACGTCAGACAACACTACAGTCTTTACCTCAATCGACGCGCTTGGGATGTCCCCGTTATCAAAAATCGTATTGTCATTGCCTGGTTTAGCAGGTACGCCGTTAGACGTTCGCACCGTAGCATCTGCCTTACCATACAACATTTGTCCATAGCTGGCACCAGCCGTTGTGACTTTAGCGACAAACTCTACCGTCATGCCTATAATCATGTCAGGCAGCATCGTTATTCGCTTGTTGCCCAATTTTGTGTGCGCTATGGCAGGCGTGTTGCTTGTCGTTTGTGTCGTCAACATAAACTTGACTTCCGTGCTACGCGCTCCTGTGCGACTTTGCACCCTTTTGTGTTCGTCAGCGTTACTATCTGGCAAGAATAGACCTTGAGGAAAGTCGTCCTCTGGACCATGAGTTCCACCACCCGAGCCACCAGAACTACCCTCGTCGCCTCCGCCTTCGTCTACACCGCCTTCGTCACCGTCACCAATGTCTACCTCTTGCGTGTAGCACGTTTTGTTGGGATTATTCCAAAACCACTGGCCCCCTCCTAACTCCGCGCAACATTCAGGAGACCCTTCATCTTGTGGAATACCTGACAAATCCCCCCACAAAACTTCATACCCAGCAGTAAATCCTAAAACTTGCAATAGGCATCCGTCTACAGGTGTTTGGTCTATTAAATTGTTGCCACCCAGATACTTGCGCAAAGTAAGGTTGCACAACTTTTCTTCGCCTATTGCATAGTTGTCAATAGACACAAGCAAATAGTAGCTGCCTGCAATAAAAATAATTTCGTTGTAGCGAAGGTTGGCTACATCTTCAGGCTGTAGCAAAGCACTGCACGTCACTATCCTTGCTTCAGTGCTATGCCTTTCGTTGTACTGCACCCTGTGAAAACGAGCAAAGAGGCCGTCACTTGTGTTGCTTGTATATGCGTCTGCTGTGCTGCTGCTGTTCCAGTTTAGCGTATAGTTTTGACTGGTTTCTGAAACAGACTTGGCAATAGGAAACCCTGCCGCTGTAGAGGCTAATGTCCCGCTGTCGTGTAGCGTAAGGTCAACAACACTTCCTGTATTAAATCCGCCATAAAAAAAGAGCATAGGCCCATTGTCTACGTCTTGCAAATTGCCATCCATGCCGTTTAGGTCCGCCCACATGCGCATCATGGTTGCGGACAAAAAGTTAGTGTCATATACAGGAACAAGGTTTTGGTATTGATATGGGATGCGCTTTGCTCTATATGGCACAAAGTAATCACCTACTGTTCTTTCACCTTGCGCAAGGTCTACAGTTGTGGTTCTTTGGTATGTGCCGTAGACCTTCTTTTTTTTATTAATTGAATACAAGTTGGTGCTGTCTTCCCCCTCTGCATTTGTGTAAGTTGTCGTGCGTGACAAGACATCTGTGTACGGCTTAACAACAAAAGGCGATGCTGTGTCAATCTTTTTGGTCCAGTCTATTGTCACGGGATTGTCAGCATAGAATTGGTCACGACCCCAAAGTGTTATGACTTTGTTTGTGTCATCTGTTTCTACTACTAAGTTGAATTGTGTCAGGATAGCTTTAAGCCATTTGTCAACAGTCTCAGTACCCAAAGACCCAACCATGTCTACTGTAGCATCTGTATCTGTAGCAGCAATAATTTCAATGGTACTGCCTGCAAGCACTGTAAAGTCTGCGGTGGCTACGGTTAGTACATCATCAAAGTATGGAGCAAAAAGGTCGCCTGCGCTTAATTGCACAGCCATTTCAAATGTCGCATTGACAGGATAGCCTGTATAGTCTGGCCCGTTAGAATACTGTATGAGAGGTGAATTGACACCGTTTCTGCTATAGCCAACCCCCCATACAGGCACCAATGTGCTGCCTGAAAAACTGTTTGCAATGTTCAAACTCAATCGAAAAGTGAACGTGCCGCTATATGGGGCTGTAAAATAACCGTTTGACCACAAGCCTTCGGGGTCGTAAAACGGAGAACTTTCATTATCAAACAACAAAAATTGCGCTTCCAATGCACCAATAATAATTTGGTCTGCGCTTTTTTGAATCTTGGTTGGACCTAATGGAAGTTTTTTATAGTCCTTGCCAGCGACGACCATGTACAACTTGTCTACGCCGTAGGCACTTGTTCCAGATGTATCCATGAAACCTTCGTTGCTTACGGTGTAGCCTAAGTAATCTGCTAATTGGTTAATTAGATACTCGACTTTGATAGCAGGCAACTGTGAACTGGCAAGCAGTTTATAAAGTGAGGCTGGGTCTGCTGCATTAGCATTATACAGTTGACTAAGTGCAGTGTAGGGAGTAGTTCTATCTGTCGATTCTTGAAAAACTCCTTTGTCTATAAGCGGAAACGTAATGGTTCCATTGCCTACGTTGCCACTCGTAATGTCAGAACCCATCGAGTAGCTGGCTACTACGTTGGCCGCACTTGGTGCAAAGTTTAAGGCTTGCGTTACTGTCCCGTCAGGCTGCGTAAATATGTCTCTCCACGTTCGCCCTTTTAGTTCTTGGAAAATGTTAGCTTGGTTTCCGTACACCACGCAACTGTATTTCCTGCCTTGCAGGTCTACGCTTTCCAAGTTCAAAATACCTTCAAGGACAGGGACGCTGTTGTCACTAATTACGCACTCTGTGTTGTTCAACCAATTAAACTGGTCAGTAACAGAAGTGTCCATGACATTGCTGTGCTGGAAAAAGCGGTCGTTGACTGTAGAAAAAGGTAGGTCAAAAGACAAACTATGGTCTCCTGTCTGCGCTGTTACGTCGTCAAGAATTTCACGACCAAAAGACATCTCTAACCCTACATCTGTGGTGTCCAAAAAAGTCCAACGAGGGTTTGCTGAGAGCGAGACCTGTGGTTTAACAGCAATTTCAAGCATTAGTAGGTCGGTGTAATTGGGTTGGCGTACTCAAACTCGATAGCGTACTGCACAATCTTTTCTTGTTTTTGATAGACCATGCTGACTTGGCTGTTTGTGATATTCACAGGGTAGTATTCTACATCTAACTGGTCTGTGTGCGGTTCAAATTTGTAAGCGTAAACCTGTGGGCTGCGCAACAACTCCTGCACCAACTGACCCTCTGCATCTGTTATGGCCCCTGTGTTAGCTACATACTTGTCACGTATTGCGCTGACAGGCTTTATCGTGCCATGCAAATTCTGAGAGGCTGTAAGTTCAAAGGTGTTATTTGCTGTAAAGTAGTTTTCTCGCACCCTGTTTACATTGTCCCGCGTGTAAGCATTAGATTGTTTTGTGTACCCCTCAGTCCGTAGAAAGTCCCATCCCCCAATGCTATTCAAAAACATGAATCGCGTACCCCTTCCTGTTTGACAATCCTTTCTGTAAATCCTTAATTGTTCTGAATATCTCTGGCCTGGTGTTCCCAAGGAAACAGTGTAGTATTGCCAGTTTTGAACAAGCGTAGGGTCAGCCGTGTCGATAACAAAAGTCCACCCCCCTACGTCTACAGGCATGCAATACAAATTGACAACACCCGTCAATGCACCAATGTTAGTGGGCGCGACAATAGGATTTTGCAATGCCGAATAAACAAGTGTGCTTGTATTACCGTTGGCATAGGTCATAAAGTATCGAACGTGCGTATAGTTGTTCGTTAAAGGTGTCGACCCTGACATAGCGTTGTAAGACACATGTCCTGAATCTGTACTACTTGCTGTCAACTCTAAAACACCCTCTCGCCTTAACCCTGCACTCAAAAACTTACCTCGTACTGTCGTGCTTTTATACACGTAGTCCTGCACCCCGTTGTACGAAGTAGTCGTGTACCTATCAGAAAACGCTCCTCGTATTCCGTAGAAATTTTGGTTTGAGACGAAATATGGACTTACTACACCGTCAGGTGACGTGCTGTATTCGTAACCCATATCTAACTTAAACCTGTGTGCGCTGTTGCCTATGTTGCTGGCAACAACTGTACCCGCATTAAGAACAGGCTTGGCAACCTCTATGTACGACTGCAACACCTTGGAAATATCTACTGCACCGCATCCTGCGTTGTTTGGAAACTTGCGAATAATAGGAGATATCGTTGCCACTCCCGAAACGCTGTAGGCAGTAATTCTAAACAAGTATCGAAAGTTGAATGCGTTATTGTAGTCTGTCCCCGTTAGCTGAGTCAAGACATAGACGGGATTGTACACGCCTACTACTTGGTCAGGTTTTTGTATCGCTGTGAAACTCATTACAGAAGTTTGAAATTCATAACCAAGTTAGCCTCTTGGTCATCAAGGGTTTTTTGATAGTAATTACTAATGTCTTCGCTAAAAGCGTCCTCTAATTTGCCCTTGTATCTTTTGTACAACATCTTTAAGGAAGGCCCAAGGAAGTTGGTGGGCGCAAGTCCATGCAGAAAAACCTTGCGACTAATCATGCGTGCCATGCTATCGTAACTCATAAACCGTCCTGACTTTAGGTTACGCCACTGGTTAACGGGCTTATCCAAAATCCACTGCCTTATGCTTGGCCTCAAACCTCCTGCTGGACCTGTGCCTGAGCCAAACTTAAAAGGGCTGTTTGGTGCTGTGCTGTCGTCTATAGCACCTCGCACTCCTTTCTCTACAAACATGGCATAGGGAGCAGAACGAAACGGGTAATCTAAAATGATGTCACCCTCTGCATCTACAAGTACCTCGTGCCTCGTGTCCGCACTTAGGTTGCCTGTCGCATTCTTGTTTTTCTCCGCAAGGACAGCACGCGCCTTTGCTGTTACAGCCTTCCCGTAATTGTCCAGCACCTTCTGCACAGTTGGCAGCGGTACTTTTTCCTTGCCTCCTACAGCATTCTTTATCGTTAGCGCAATAGCCATTAGTTGTACAAGGCATCACAGAGGTCAACCGCATTAGGAACACGAAGCACAAACTGACAAGACCAACCCGTCAGTAGGTTGTCAAACCTGCTGCTATAGGGCTGCGTAGAAATAGGCATCTCAAATGCCCATCTGTCATCTGTTACATTGTTGTTAGCCGTACTCATAGCAAGTTCAAACATGGCAATAACGTCAGACAGGATAAGCATGGTCTCGGCATATACGTCTGTCAACGTCTCTGTTTGCGCCTCAATTACGAGGTCTCCGATAATAATGTCGTAGGTAAACTCTGTCACCCCTCCGTCAATGTTTGCGGTCGTACACTCTGCATAAAGAAAAGGGTACTGGTCAACCGTTAGCTTGTCAATGTCAATCTCTTTGACGTTGTGCGTGTAGAAGGTCTGTAGGGTCTGGTGTTGGCTGACAATGTTGCGGAATGCCGCGTCGATGTCTTTAAGTGTCTGCATTTAATGATACGCTCTGAGA